CATTTTCTATAATTGTCAATTTCAACCTGGGAGCCATATTGTTATATATGAACCCGTACTCAGCAAGCTTTTCCGGGTCCATATCTTTTGCTAAACAACAGACATTTTCTCGGAGTAAACGGACTAATTTTGAATGTGGCATTCTGCATCGTCTCCGATCTAAATAACCACCTTCCTTGTAGTTCCGTCCACGATACCGGAAAGGTTCAAGGGCTATAACAGGTTCTCTTCTGCTAATTGTTGATCTAGCCGTTACTCGAGTTGACATTTATCTGTCCTCCGTTCTTAATTCAGTTTATGAAGAAGTAATCGGGGTAGAGAAGAAATACCCGAGATCCGCAGAAACAAGTTTTTGGTCAAAAGCGGCCTGGATTTCAACACGATCACTTTCCAGAGCCTCTCTACGGAAACGTTTGATCCTGTTACCTTCGGCGCCTGCACCCATGAAACCCGTCCAGCTGAATGTATAACCAGCTGATGGGGTCATGATACCAGGTGAGGGGGTAGAGTAACAAAGCAGAGCATTTGCACCACCGATGAAAGAATGAGAATTAGTAGCTCCTTCTTTGGCAGTATTTGAAATAGCCTTCATGATGAAGATTCTTTCAATTTCGAACAGAGCCATCATTGCAAACAGAGTTCCCATTGCAGGTTTGTTCGGGGTCTGGCCGGCGTTAACCCGTTCAATGACATCTGCATTGTCAGCAAGAACATCATAAACAGCTTTACTTAGAACGAGCGTATTGGGTTCAAAACCGGTAGATTCCAGAACAGTTCTCTTCCCTGTTCGGATATCCTGAATAGGATCTGTTGCAGTCCCTGTTGGACCCCAGTTGGCGGCTGTATTGTCTGTACCCCAGACACTTGTAACAAAATATTTGGCGGCCCAGAGTTTCTCTCTTTTGATGAGAGCCTTGTGAGTGACATATTCAGTCGCTTCACGATCCGGAGACAAAACAGAATCAGAGTTCGCACGAATCTGATCGGGGATGTCTTTATGGAACGCGTAGACGTCCGCAAAATATGTCGGGGTATTATCAATGTCATAGCTTCCCCCAGCAGATTCAGTCCCGGGAGCCCGTTTCTTCATCTCATCTCTGTTAAAATCACCACGATCATAAGTGAAATAACGATCAGACTGTTTTGTAACAGGAATGTTCGGAAAAACCTGATTGGCCACGAAATGACTTGCATTCTGCAAGTACGCAATCGAGATATTTGTCAGAGGGGTATTTACATGGACGTCCCCTGCGACAGGTGCATATTTCATAACTTTCATTTTTACTTCTCCTTAGTAAAATTAATGTTGTTAGACTTCGTTGTCAGTTTGGTCAGCTATTATGGGGTATAAACAATTGAAGATTGATAGCTCTTGATTCTGACGGCTATAATATTACCGGCAGCCACAGCAGCTTCTTCCGCTGTACCAAGAACATGCTGATCTGTCGCATCTTTTGTGATAACACGACCAGTCGCATCGCAGATAACTTCCGCACCAGCAGCAATAACTGCACCGGCAAGAACCTTTGTGACACCATTAATACCAACCTGGCAAGCTCTACCTACCGCAGCGGGTTTGTCCTGAAGGACACCATAAATAGCTGCACCTTTTGATGCAACAAGATCAACCTGCCCGTCTGAGGAGACGTTGACGCACTTATACTGTCCTGCAGATAGATCTGATCCGGCTTCTTTTGTGACGCATTCTAAACTTTCTTCGTATGACATTTAAATTCCCTCCTTGTCATAATAATTTATATCAAGGTAAAACTTTCGGAAAAGACCTTATTTTTTCAGGGTCTTTTCATACAATGCAGCACCTTCTGGAGTCTCAAGAACTTCATTATATGCCTTTGCGAAAGTAATACTGTCTTCAGCAGCTTTGTCCTCGGCCATTTTGTTCAGTTTTGCCAAAGGTGTTCCGCCACCAACAGGAACTGTGGATGAACCCAGTTCATCGAACGCCTTGGAGACTTCAATTCCTTCATTACCGGCTTTAAGCATACCTGTAAGAGTCTCCCGAACGTCAGTATCAGCATCGGCCAAATACTTCATGACCTTACCTTTTGCTGCGGATTCTCCCGGAAGGTTCGGATACATTCCTTCAGCCTGTTTGGTGAATTCGATCAATTCACGAGCCTGGCGTTCTTTCACAATATCTTCCTGGCCTTTATCAATCCTGGTCTGCTGGGATTTAAGGATGGAAAATACTGCGGCGCCGACTTCAGATTTAACAACGGTCTGGCCTTCAATAACGGCAGTTTCATCATTTGCAGATTTATTCATTGCATCTGCAATACTTTTAACGACAGCTTCCTGATCCTCAGTGGACTTTTTCAGGAAATCTGCTTTTTCCTCATCAGTCAGAGTATCGAAGTGTTTTCTGACTTCGGAACTCATCTTGATGATTGATTTTGCAATGCCAAGCTCATCTTTGAGCGGGTCAACAGCTTTCTTTAACATTGCCTGGATCTCGTCTTTCTTCATGTCCTGTCCTCCTGTTTTAATGACATTTGTTGATGCGATTACACTACTCAAATTTGTAGCAAAATCGGATATATTGTTCTGAATTACTTCTTTTTTGTTAGTAACATCAGAGTCACTCATAGTGTTTCTGATAGATTTCCTTAAAGCCCAAATTGAGTCCCAGATAGAGTTCATCAAAAGATCTGTTTGTTCTTCAAGTGTAATCTCGGCCATAGCCTCCATGAAAGATTGTTTAATGACGTTTTCTTCTTCGTCAGATTCCGTGACAGATTTAATAATAGCAGCTAACGCCGGAGCATGAGCCGGGTTTTTGACTGTAGAGAGCTTTGTAATTTCTAGCTCAGTTGCAGTCTGTTTGTTCGTCTTACCGTCCTGTCTCATTCGCTTACCTCCTCATCATCCTCTAATTTTCCTGAGCCCTCAATAGAGAATCCTTTATACTCGCCAGAAGCAAACTTAGCCAGGATATCAGGTTCAGGTTTGACACCAACCATCCAACCATTTATGCTAGATGTAATACCCATAGATTTGGCGATCTCACTCGATAATGGAAAACTATGAACAACAACTCCGATATCAACGGGGGTGTGAGAATCATTGCTGATCCTAGCACTTTCCATAAAAGAAGATGTTGCCTTGACCATTAAATCAGCAGGAATATGCTGGTTATCCAGATCGTAGTAAGGCTCATTGTTAATATCAGTTACCATCCCCCAACCAAATACAATTCCTAGTGTCTCGTTGACATCAGTAACAGTACATTCTGCTTTAAAAAGTTTGTCTTTCTTCATAGGATTAAGCTTCCTTTGAAAATTCTCCGTTACTTCCGAAACTATCGACTTCTGCATGAAGATCAAAGAAAAGTACATTCATTGTCCCCCCGAGTGTATCTGTACGGGCCATTCTAAATTGGACTGTGTCACTAATATTGCAATCAATAGTAATCGGTTCACCGCTTGTTATCTGTACTAACGTCCCAGATACATAAGGATAAATGTCGTTGTCGTCATTTGCAGTAATTACAAGATCTGTCCAAGCAGTAGTTTTTGCCTCGCCGTTACGCTGAATTCTATATTGCAATGTGATCTCAAATTTTGTACCTGCATCCTGAAACCAATGAATGTGCGGGACAAATGAAGTATCATCCCCGACTTTAAACTCATGATTAATCTCCTGGTTACCCCCAACACGATCAGCAGAAGTTGCGATAGCCCCACCAGATGCAAAAACAATAACATTCTCCTCATAATCATAAGAAACTTTACCAGCTTCTGATTCAAGTTTTTTCCCAAAAAGATCAGCAACCATATCCTTCCAAACTGTACCAGTTCCACGAAGTCTAGGAGTTCCGTTTTCTTTCGAAACTTCCAGATAATTATCACCTTTTCCCATTTTCAGGTTATCCCCGTCTTTTAGGTCAAGACCTTCTCTTTTTAATGTGTGTTCTAAAAGTGTCATAATTTACTCCATGATTTTATAGATTACTGTACAACGGCAATTCACTGTATTTGCTGCAGACCCATTGGGATCTCTCGGAAAAAGTAAAGGTCCTAATGGAGTTACAAACGGTTGATCTACTTCAACACCATTCGGATTTAATCCAGAGATTTGTCTATGGGCATTTCTTGTTCTCTTATCATCCGCGTAAACCCAGAACCTGCGAACTGAGTCCCGTTCAATAGCTCCGTCATTCACCGCTTGGATGGCTGAGGTGTATTCTCCGACCGACATGGCTCGCATAGACTCGGTTCTAGCGATCGTTTTAGCCCGATAACTGATATATCTATTCCGATAAGCGGTAACCATTTTTTCAATCTGCTTATCGGTCAATTTTTGATTGTTTCTAATTGCATTTGTAATTGTAGCATCAAAACGTGGATCACGAAGTTGTCTTTTAAGAGCTTCCGCATCCAGATTCTGAAGGTGATTCTTATAATTCCTAACAGCCTGTTCCTGTCTTGGAGTAAGCCCAATAGCGTTCTTAAATGCTCTGGCTGTGGATTTTGGGTTGTTACCTGCAATAATATCAGCTTCAATACTGTTCCTTATTGCTGTTCTGGAATTGGCTCCAATGTTCCGAATAAGATTAAGTTCGTATGTTCGAATATAATCTGTAGTAATTGGATTTAAAATACTGTAATAAAATACTGTTCCAGTATTAACTGCTCCAACGGGCATAAGAGTAATGGTATATCTACCACTCTCCATTATTGCCTCGTTCAAATCATCAACAAGATGTTTCTCAATTATACCTTCAATTTGAAGACTTGATAGAATCCTTAATGCACCATTAATCCCCTCAGAACGTAATGCAGACTCAAGAATCTCCAATTGAACAGCACTCTTAATCTCAGCAAAAGCTTTCAACATTGAAGTCTGAATCTTTTGCTCAAATCTTGAAGCTATATTTGCTAATTGGTTATTCATCTACGCCCTCTTCTGGGTCATCGTTTGTTGGGGGACCATCGTCACCCTCGGGTTCTTCTTCTACAATAGGAGCACCATTTATCCCCATCGGGAGATCATCAAATTCAGCGGGTCGATTTGGAAGATCTGCTGCTTGTCTAAGTACATCTTCAAGCTCAGGATCTGGAAACAATGGAGCGCCTGCCTTAGAAAGATCACTTATATATTTGCCAAGTTCGTCCAGATCAATTGGCGCAATGTTGCCAGGGAGTAGATATGGTTGGTCCTTAGGATCAAACGCATTTAATCTCCATAATCTTGGGATAAGGTCTTTGTTGATAACCTCTGCTATTGCATTTAACCACCCCTCAGTACCCTTAACAAATAGACTCGATTTATCCTTTGACATTGCAAAGGAACCTCTGTCATTTGATCCGAGCATCAGGAAGTCTGCCATTACAATACGTGCAATTTCCCTCTGATATCTAAGGACAACTTCACTCGTCTGAATGGCCCTTGTACCAGTCGAAGCTAACAACTCGAGACTTACCTGAGGAACACTTGTTGGTTTCCCATCTGCATCATAATAAGGATCAGATGGGAGCACAACACCACCCTGTTCATTAAACTTGATATCTCTTACCAGTTTAATATAAGCGGCTTTAGCTGCTATTGCTTCTGAGGATGTACCATTTAAAATCTTGTTAGGAATCTTAACCACTGGCAAACCGTTTAACTCACGTTCAATTGCAATTGACTCGATTTCCTGAATGTTCTTTAAGAAGTACCAAGATCTATAAGCACCCCTCAAGACGGAGCGTCCTTCGGGAGACCCTTTGTGCGGATGTGGCCGGAACAAAAGGGCTTTTTCGATAGGGAT